ATTTTTCAGAAAAAGATGTTTGTTTTGAAGGATGATGAGTACCTTGTGCCCTACATCACCGAGCAGGGCGATGAGATAAATTTTGTCAAAGAGGAGTGCGTGATCCCAATGTGCACATTCGTGCATAAGGGTTGTGTGCAACTTGATGGTGAGAAGTCCTGTCGCATAAAAACACCCATGATAGAAATTCACTGTTTTGGTGTGTCTGAGAAGTTTCCCTCCAGGAGTTATCAAGTCATTGAGGAGCTTTTCACGGCGGAAGTCAACCACTGGATTGGGAGTAAGAACGGCGTGACCAAGCATGCTGCTGTGCAGTATAGAATTGGAGCGAGCGGTTATTTTCCTGAAAACTTCGTTGATTGGTCACATGAGATGACCACTGCCGTTTTACATAGGTCCCTGACCTATGCTGCAGATGTGAGTGCAAAGAAGCTCGACGCTTTACACATAGTAACGGCGTACAATCCTGACAAACCGTTCAGAGGTTTGACAAGAGGGGGTGGTATTGTGAAGTGGAAAGGTGACGAAACTGCTGGAAACCCATACCACGTTAGGAAGGACTGGTTCCATTTCAGCGGGTTCGGGTTTGAATGGTCAAAGGGGGATCATAAAGTCCCCTTTTTTAAGAACGATGGTATAGGAAAAAACAGGGAAAAAACTGTTTTCTTCCGTATCCGTCCAGCTAATGAGTTTGTTTACCCGTGTCACAGTGCCAACAATGTGAGTTATGCAATGTCGAGATTGCTAAAGTGTAGAGAACCGTTTAAGGGTGCCCCGGAGAAAGAATGCTTGAGGTATGAGAAAATGCTCATAACTAATCAGACTTTTGTCTTTCAAGACCAGATGTCTGAAAACTTCAAGCGTATCGTTGGCTTAGTACCTGATGGTTCCTCTTACAGGAGAGCTTCAACTATCTACTCGCTAGATGGTTCGGTTTTCACTGATTTTGGGGACTTCAGGGAAACTAGGAGGGGTTTATATCCACCAGAAGATGGTGAGGAACACAAGGGTGACGACACGGATTCTGAAGCAGAGTTCGAGCGTTTCGACCTCAACCATGATGATATTATACCAGGTTTTCTACTCTTTGATGACTCGTACAATGGAGCCGATCTTGAGCTAACGGCCGAACACCGTTTTAGGACCCTTCTTCTTAGAGCATGCCGCAATCAGGTTAACGCCTATGTGAAGCTAGTCTCGAAGAGTTGGTGGACCAAAATGTGTGAGTGCTTAGGCTGGTTGGGCCAATCCATGCAGAACATGTGGGATTAGTTTTTGTGCAGGCCAGCTAGGAACAATCATGAGGAGCAGGATTACGCGGAAGAATTTATGGCGTTTAATATGCCTTCTGTTCTCCGTAACACACCCCGCTCAGTTCCTGGTGCACTGTGCTCAATTGCCCACTTGATTTATGTTGGCATAGATAGTAGCATACAGGATCTTGCGCTGCTATATGCTGATTATAACCCTACCCTAAAAAATCTCAGACGTATGTTTTGGAATAGTTTCTTCGTTGAGACTGTGAAGAGACAACAACATAAAGAGGCCGGGCTGATAAGCAGCCCCGAGGTAGGTTTCAAGGATGAGGACTGCAAGTTTGGTAAAGATGGTAGGTTGTTTGTGAGTTACAAATCCCTGGCGGTTGTGAGTGGCTATGATTCCATGGTCCTCAAATATCACCTGTGCGTGTGTATATCGAGCAAGGACTTATTTCCTGGATCCAACGT